AACAAATGGGTGTACCTAATGGATACAACACCATGCCAATCGAAAATATAATTGGCAAAGATGACGCCGATAATGGATTTGATTCCACTCTTGTTGCGGCTAACAAAGACGGTTCCGTGATGGAGCGGATAGAAGACTTGAAAGACCAAGGCAGAAGGTGCGTGGTAAAAGCTCTTGCGGCTGCAGACTTAACGGGCTCTGTAACTCGTTTCACAGTCACTGGGGTTGTGAGAGTCCTGAATATGGGGCTGTTGGTTACAACTGCTTTACCTGCTGGTGCCAACACCCTGAAAGCTTCATTTACCCCGACGGGTGGTGACGCAACCGATTTGTCTGGCGCAACCGACACGGCATCTGCGGCGGCGCAACAACTATTTGTTGTGGATGGCGTTGCCGCAACTGGTTTAGTCAAGACGACAGCTGTTGGTATTGCAGTGTTGGCTAACATTGCTCATATGCCAATAATTCTTGGTCCTGGCGTGATTCAGACAATCTTTTCCGCTGGACCTCCTGCTACTGGCGCGGGAAGTTTGTTTGTGGAATATGAGCCTTTGACTCCTGGCTCGCTAATCGGTTAAATAAAATTTGAGGGGAGGAAACTCCCCTCTCCCAAAAGGGAGGTATGGATAAAATGGCTAGGGTAAAATTATTAGTCCCTATTTGCGGCCCGGAAGGGAGCTTTCAGTCGGGAAGCGAAGTTGATTTATCGGAAAAATTGGCGGTAGCTTTAATTAAAGACAAATATGCTGAATCACTTGAAAAAGCGCCGGAAACAAAGATTGAACAGCCGATAGCCGCAGAAAAGATATCTTATATCAAGCAGGAAGAAATAAAGCCAGTCAAGGGTAAATCTTCGTATCAGAGGAGATGAACCAATGAACTACTCATTGACACTTAAAACAGCACCGGCGACTGAGCCAATTTCTCTCCAAGAGGTCAAGGAATTTTTAAAAATCTCCGATTATGCCGACACTTCCGGGGGGTTGGCTATCGAAGAATCAATTCTAATCGCAACCAGAACACCCGGCACAGTAAATGGAGCATCGGTTTTGGTAACTGGTTATACTGCTGTAGTTGAATTAAATGCAGGTGTTGTCGTGGCTGCCGGGGCGCTTGATGTAAAGATTCAGGAAAGTAATGATAATGCCTCATGGACGGACTGGGACAGCTTTACGCAGGTCACGCCGGCAACTGGAAACCAAACTTTTAAGAAAATATATACAGGGGACAATGCTTATATCCGAGTTGTGGCTGTGGTCACACTGGCTAACGCTACTTATGCAGTTAATGTGATACTAAATCAAGGCTATACGGCTGAGGATGTTTATTTAACGAGTTTGATTACAGCTGCTCGCATTTACTGTGAGGAATATCAAAATAGATGCTATATTACCCAAACCTTTGAGTTGGCATTGCCGTATTTCCCCGGAGAAATAGAAATTCCGAAAGGCAATTTACAATCTATTAGTTCGATTACGTACAAAAACAGCGCAGGGGTAACCACTACGTTAACGGCTGACACCGACTATGTAACGAGTATCCGTGGTATTGTGGGGCGTGTAGTGCCAGCCTATGGTGTAGCTTGGCCATCGTTTGTACCTTTTCCACTCGATGCAATTGTTGTTACCTTCACGGCAGGATATGGTGATGCGGCAGACGTGCCTGAAACCGTGAAACAAGCGATTAAATTACTTATAAGTCACTGGTATTCCCACAGAACTCCCGTGGATCAAGCACAGGGAAATGTTAAGGAAATCGAGTTTACTTTAACTGCTTTATTGTCTCAAAGTCGTATCGTTAATGTCTAAAACGAGGGTGCTTTTCCTCTGGAAAGGAGGCGGTAACTATGGTCAATCCCGGATCGCTAACGCATTTGATAGCTCTCCAAATCAGATCAATAACTTCTGATGCTGAGTTGAATTCGATTGAAACTTGGAACGACTGGAGAACTGTATGGGCTAAACCAATACCCAAATCAGGACGTGAGTTTTTTAAACTTCAGACCATGAACAGTGAGATTACAGAAGCCTTTAAAATCCGCTATATTGCGGGCGTGAATCCTCACCAAAGGGTCAAATTTAGGGGCAAATACTTTGAGATCGTCGATGTGATCAACGAGGGAGAGCGGAATGTTTCTTTGCTGCTGACCTGTAAGGGGGCTATTTAATGGGGCTGGAATTATCTGGTATGGACGAATTACTTACAAAATTGCAAGAAATTGGAAAAAATGTTGAAAAGGTGGAAGACAAGGCACTCAAAAGGGGTGCGGAAGTCATACGGCAAGCAATAAGTGATGGATCACCAAGAGGAATTAAAAACCCACAGACATGGCAATACAGAGCTGGTAAAAAATATGCGGTTGAGCATCTTAAAGATAACATAATTATAAGTAACGCCAGAAATGCCGGAGTCCGTCGATATGTTAATGTTGGGCCTGAAGAACATTTCTTTTATGCTAGGTTTCTTGAAGTTGGAACGGTGCACGCTAAATCTCAACCCTTCGTGGAGGTATCCTTTCTGGCAAAACGCAGGGAAGCGCTTGACCTTATAAAAGAGACAATAATGGCGGAGATAAATAATGGTTAATCAAGGAATATAAAAAACTGGAGCCACATAATCATTGAGGGGGTGGGTTAAATTTATAACGCTAAACCAGCTATCGCAACTGCATTAAGCACAGATGCCGCACTGATTGCGCTGATACCAAAGCCAAAAATGTTCAACGGTGTTGCAACCTTCTCGGGCGCTCCTCCGTATCCGTACTTGGTAATAACCGAAATCATGAACCAGCCTGGCCTTGTGGCTGATGACTCGGAGATCGAGTCAACCATCACGGTCCGGGTAGACATATTCGGCACGGCAACATTATCCACCATAGCCGGTCACGTCGATCGGATCATGAAGGCAATCGGCTATACCCGGAACTTTGCCGCCGATACTGACGAAATACTAGACACCGGGGAAAAGATATTTCACAAAACACTTAGTTTTTCGGGTAATTTTACCTTCGCAATATGATAAAATAAGGTAAAACCCAACAACCAGCACTCTTTTAAAGGGTGCTTTTGTTATACACAAAATAAAAAATAGGAGGAATGAAAACAATGGCAAGCAACTCGCGCATCGGTGTTGAAAATCTGACCTTGGCAAAAATGTTAACAGACGTAGTAGGAGGAGCGACAACTTATGATACACCCGTAGCAATTACCAAGAAGCTCATGAAAGTCGGTGTAAAAAACAAAGGGTCGATGGAGCCCCAATATGCCGATGATTCCACAGTAGACCTGTACACTGAGCCTGGCGATATCGACCTCTCAATAGACCTTACGGACCTCACCGTAGATGAGCAGGCCCTGATAATGGGTCAAACAATGGCGGCAGGAGTCAGAACGCCGGCACCATCAGACGTACGTCCTTATTTTTGTGTGAGCTGGAAATCTAAAAAGAGAAACGGAAACTATAAGTATTACAAAATCCTTAAAGTCATGTTCAGCGAGCCGGATGAAGAATTTGAAACCAAGGAAGACAAGGCTAAGCCGCAGACCGACAAAATCAGCGGGCTTGGCATCCAACGCCTTTCTGATGGATTAAGGAAACGCATTGCTGATGCGGATTCCACTACCTACATTGCCGGCACTGGTTCAAGTTGGTTTACGACCGGCGATATTTCACCGGATACCACGCCGCCGACGATCGCTAGCACTCTGCCGGCAGCCAATGCTACAGATGTCGCAGTTACAGCAACATTCGCTTGGACATTCAGCGAGGCAATCCTTGCAACAACCGTTATAGCTGGAAACTTCTTTGTTTTCGAAGATGTCGCAGGAACACTTATAGCAGGGGCATTGAGCCAGAACGCGGCAGGGACAGTTGTGACATTTACACCAACGTCTAACTTGACAGCGGCAACAGTTTACAGGGCTGTTGCGACTGGCGATATTTCAGATCTTAGCGGCAATAAACTTGCATCCACGGATGTAAGAAAGTTCACCACAGCGTAATAACCAAAGAGGGGTGGGAGAAACACTCACTCCTCTAACTTTAGGAGGATAAAAGCATGGAATTGATTTTAGATAAAAAAACATATGTAGCGCCGCCAATAAAGGCGAGAATGGTTAGAAAGTCTATAGAAATTTCGCAGGATGTAAATTTCAACAAATTAAAACCTGAAGAACTCGACGTTTTAGTGCAATTCGTTGTTGATATATTTGATAAACAATTTACTATTGATGATATTTATGATGGATTAGACGCAGATAAGCTAATCACAACCATTACCGAATGTATACAGGGGGTTATCGGGGGAACGGCGGCAAAAATTGAAGAATTCCCAAACGTACAGACGGGGTCATAGCGGAGCCTATGTCCCTGGGTGATTTTATCAAGGAAATATACTTAAAATTATTAGAACAAAACTGGACGCTTAACGATATT